TCATAAAACCACTGATACACCCCACGCCAATAACCCTGATATATAGGTTCTTGATTTATTTTATTTCCACTTTGATAATAGTTAAATGTAAACTCATCGTTTCTGTTATATAACTGTTTCTTATAATTAATTCTATTTTGCCCAATCCAATTCAAAAACATTTTACTATAAATTTCTAATATTTCACCATTGGTAAATTCAGTTTCTCTAAAGAATCCAGGAATAATATCATACTGAGATATAGGAACACTAGTACTTAATTTCAAGTTATTGTAAACTCTAAGCTCAAATTCAAGTAAAGCTTGGTCTCTAAAGTCTATAAGCACGCCTAATATGTCATCATATATGCCATATAACTTATTATATGAGCCATCATGGCCCTTAATAAAATATGTAGGTTGTGAATAATCGGAATCTAATACAACTTCAGGAATAAATGCAGGATATAATCCCAATTTAGTAGGAGTATTTGGAACATAACTACCATATGTTTGATTGTACTCTTTAATTATAATTACATCACCATTTTGAAGAGGAGATGTAATTGTTAAAGAAGGTCCGGTAGTACTAATAGTATAATCTGTATTGGTAACCAATTGTTTGGTTACAGTTACGTTAGATATTGTAGTAGCAACATATACTAATACACCTGAATAATTAGCGGTAGTGAAATTATATACTTGACTTAATGGATAAGTTGGAGCTATTGCTGCTGTAGTATAGGTATAACTATTAATAATATACGGTGACTCTGATGGGATCATGTCACTCCAAAAGAAAGGTTGAGATTGAATCTTAACCCTATTAATTTGCTCTAATGCATCATCTAATATAGTAGATGGATTAAATCTTTGTGTATAATCTGTATTATTAATAGTATCTACTAACAGTGTTTTAAACTTAATATATTCTCTACTATTAAACATTAATGCATTGAATATATTATGATTTGGTTTTCTTAAAAATGCTCCAGGTAATACTAATGACGCACTATTCTGTATAATTCTGTCGCCCCATGGTACTAAATTACCCAAGTCTCTGTAATTATTTGAACCAAATGCCTCACCTATAGTATTTGGATTATTATAGAATATGGTTTGATATTGATTTTTTATATCACCTACGTTAGTAACTTCTAAATTAGTATTAAGTGGATTATTACTTAAATTGATAGGTATATTATAATATGCAGTAGTACTAATCTGATCACTAAACAATAATATTTCTATGACGGTATCAGTTGATATAGTATTCAATATCTGTACCACTGTGGAATTGCTATTAATAGTGTATTGATATTCGGTACTATCCAATAAAATATTATTTGCTAATACTTTAATAACAGGCCAATTAGTAGAAGCGATAGAATTTACTGCTACATCGCATATAAAAATTGATTGAGGTTCTTCTACATAGTAGTCAAATTCAAATACTTGATATTGAATACTAGGTGATACCGCGGTTTGCCAACCTAATTCTCTAGTATAAAGACTTCTAGTGTCATAATTATAAACATAACCAGTATTAATATTCTGTGTTATAGGTTGAAAATTGCTTACATAATCAAAGGTATCAGTATTGATAGATACATCAAAACTAATATCACCAATATTAGCTACCGTACTATATCTAATAGGGAAACCCAAAACTGAATCTTTTGTTCCTGTACCAATACCATATGCAAATAACTTGCTACCTATGAAGGAGCTTCCAGAATATACTGTATTATCACCAAAACTAATTCCATTTTCGTCAAATACATCAAATAAAGGTGGTTGATTTACCGTAGACTTTTGCTGAGCCTGAAGCCAATCTACACCATCATACCAAACACTTTTTCCTGTATAATTATAACCACTAAGTACAACGGCTTGATCTCCAATTAAAATCTCTCCGTTTGGTGCTTCGCTTAAAGTAAGAACCGGTGTCGTGCCTGATAGAATAGAATATCTAGAAATATATATTTTATTTCTAACATCAGGATCGGTAGCCGCAGCAAAGACTACTCTAGCCTCATTAAATAGTGCATAGTTATTAACTGGTTGAGGGACAGCTATAAGAGAAGCAGTAGTTGTACCTGTAAAAAAACTATATGATATAGTATCCCAATACACTACCATAGTGGTTATTGTAGGTGTTCTCGAAACAGAAGATATTTGTGTGTCAGGTGGGAGTAAATTAGTAGAGTCAGTTATATATTGACCTATTTGAAATGACCCTGTTACATCATTAGTAGGAACTGTTATAACAGTGCTTTGTGGAGTCCAATAAAACTGAATTGTCCCGGTACCTGTGGAAAGATTAAATACAGCTCCTCCCCTAGTTTCTGATATTGTAATTGTATTACTATTAACTATTTCTGAAATATAGTAATATTCACCCGCAATTATATTACCATATACCGGGCCTGAACTAACAGTAAACCTTACCAAATCATTAACTCTGAAGCCAAAGGTATTACCGCATGTAATTTGATTATTAGTACCATTAGTAGCGGTAGCAACATTTACACTAGTATATGCAGTTGCATTAATTGTAGCTGTATAATCGGTGTATACTTGAACATCGGGGTAATAATTTTCTTGACCCGACACCAATGACAAAGGATCAGTAGTACGAAAATCTACAAAATCCAATGGCTCTTTACCTTCAGTACCTGAATTAAATAATCTTAAATTTGGATAAAATTCAATAATAGGTCTTTTAGCTTTATTAATCTGTGAAGCATACAATAATATTGTAGGATCATTATTATATTCTGCGGTCGCATTAATAACATCAATATGAAACCATCTATTACTTCTAGACCAAGCGTTTTTGCTTAATGAGTTTCTAGCTATTGTAATATAATCTGGATTTGCAGGTATATACGGTTTACCTGACCAAGCACCTATGTCCCATGGAGTAGAATCATAAGGTAAATACAATGTTGATGAAAATGATTCAGGTACTATAAGACTTGAAACAGGAATAAGTTCTATTGCTGTACCTACTCCCTCTACATAAAAATCTTCAACAGAATATGCTTCGGGGACAACATTTCCTTGAAATTGAACTTTCAATCCATTGGTAAATTTAACACCATTACGAGAAGTATAAGTAGTTTTACCTAATATGTCAGTTACGACATCAATTGTATCAGTTGAATTATTTTCGATAAGTTTAATCACACCAACTTTATCACTTGAAGTACCATCTTGATAATAAAGAGTATCTAACTCAGCACTTAAGTAAGGTATTAGTGTAATAATTGTTGATGTATTTCTAAAAAATTGTTTACCTAAATAATCAGTACCATATTGAACATTAATTTTTTGATTAGTTGGGATACTGCTAGCAGGTGTAAGTTGCAACTGTGGATTAGAAGAAGACCCTATATAATTAATTGTGAAAAATTGTGCGCTTACTAATTGACCGTAAGCCATTTCATTTGGATCACCTGTATTATAAAACATAACAGTTAATCCATTTAGTGAAGTTATTCCATCAATATCATTTAACAAGCTTAAATAACTTCCATCGACTTGTGAAAAAAGAAGTGTGCTTACTAAGTCAACCGTGTTGTTACCTGGCAAATTATACTGATTTTGTGCGTTTTTAGCAGGTACGGTAAATGTCACGACACCAGCAGTAGCACCATTATTAACAACACCTAGTACATCTCTAGTTTGCACATTTGGTTGAGTAATACTATAACCTGTGATTCCCGGTTCGCCTTGAATCCAAAATTCACTTGATTGATTTACAGTAAACGTATACGTACCACCTCGTAATAAGGTTAGAGTTGGATTACCTGATGAAGTGCCTGTAGGCTCAGTGGCAATTTCGTAAGAGGTTGGTCCATCAATCACATAATATTGCTCTGATGAATATGCGACACCAGATGTTATTACTACAGGTGGAAGACCCTCAGGTAACCAATAATACTGATGAAAATTAACGTTTGTATCTAAATTAGTAAACGAGTCCCAAGAATAAAATTCGCTATTAAAAAGTCGATTATTATTGTTTATTAACCCACCTTCCAATTTAAGAGCATCTAATATGCCAGGATAGCTTATAAAATCCTGTGCAACATCTTGATCAGTTTTTCTAAAAATAACACCTGGATCAAGTTGGTAATCTGTTCTAACTTTAGTTGGTTCAGTTACATAATAATCTTTAGCATTGATACCATAACCAACTCTAGTACCAATATAACCCTGAATTCTTTCAACATCAGGCTGAGCAACTAATTGATCTAGCGTGGCTGCTAAGAATTGAGCATTGGTTGGGGTTTGAAATATCTCTGGGAGAAAATCTAAGGTTCTTATTTTTGTGGCCATAATATATTATCTTGCCTGTAACTGAGCTTGTGTCAGAGCCGGTACTACTAATACATCATTTGATGTTGCTGCATTAACAAAAATTTGGTAAGGGGCACATTTTATTTCATATAAATCTCCAAATGTTAGTGTGGGATCGTTGGGAACTAAAACAGCAGAACTAATAAGATCGCCTATCTCTGAATGCAAATAAGCACTTAATTCTGAGAAATAAAAGGTGTCACCAAAATTCCAATTGTTTATGCTAAAATAATTATTCATTGTTGTTAGTACCGCACTACGAATTTCACTATCGCTGGCATTGGTACTTGATGTTTTAATTACTTTAACAGTAGCTCGTAGAGCCGGCGGCGCTTTTGGTCCAAACAAAGGTTGAAATATTACGCTGTTTAAAATAACAGAATCGCTAATCATCTTATAATCATTGACCTTACCATATTCTTGATTCAACTCAGCTATAGTAGGTCTTTGAGGCTCAGGTACTGTATTGGTTGAATCATTAATGTAGTTAGTATATGCTGTATAGTATGATTGGGTTACTACATATAAATCTATAATATTAGTTGTAGCCGGGTCAATTCTAGTTGTATTATTAGAATTATGCCTATATTGAAATTGCAATCCTTGACGACCAGGCTTCATTGAATACTGGGGTTGTTCTACTAAGGTATAGAATGGGGTTGTAACTGTTGGGCTTTGTACGCTAATATAAAAAAGATTCTCTGTATAAGCATAAAATATTTGACCTAATGGATAATCATACTTAACAACTTCTACAGAGTTTTTTGTAGGATATTGATAAACAACATCTGTTGTAGGAATTAGTTGATTTCTTGCTAAATTTATAGGATCTTGAATAAGTTCAAAGAAAACATATATACCAAAATTCTGAGCACCTGTTACATAACCTGTTACTGTATTAAAAAAATCAGGGTCAGTAATAATAAGTCTATTATTAATATCGGTCGCAGAAACCTGAACTTCAAAATCATCAATGTACCCATCAGCCAATACAGTTTGACCTACAATGTTAGTTTGTACATTTGATGCTAAAGAATAGTTTGAGTTAGGCTGAGTATTAGTAGCTAAAATATTAATAAAATCTTGTAAAATTTTTCCAGTAACTGGGTCGTAAACTAGTTTATCTCTTTCAAAAGAAAATCTTGTGTCATGTACACTACCAAAATAATATATGAGAGATTTATAAGATACTGAGTATCTATTATTGCCTAAACTTAAAAAATTAATAAAGTAGTTAGGATCATTATAATCAGCAACAGACCATCTATCTTGATCAATATTTAAACTATTATTAAATACCAAAGAAAAATTTTGCTGTAATCCTATTCTAATAATACATTCTTGAATGACATTATTATTAAAGGTATTACTAAAAGCTGGAATTACCTGAGTTGAAATAGCTCCTGACGGGACGTATCCATTTAAAGTAACAGGACCTGTTCCATTTGGAAAAGAGCCGGCGCCTTGATTAAAACCATCACCGACTACAGATAAAACGCTAGTCCAAAAATAAGTTGTGTCAGACGGACCAGAAATTCCTGATACTAATCTATTATTTGAGTCAAAGTAATATCCCGCAGGTGCAATGAACTTAACTAGAGCGCCGGGAGTTATATATTTTGCATTATATCCTGAAAAAGTTCCAACGGGAATGGGTATTTTATCACCGTTAATAATATTATAGTAATAACCAGTTAAAGAATTAGTATCAACTGTACTAGTTTGCCAATATACGGTGCCGTCACCAGTAGATGTATTTAGATTATACCTAGTATAATTTTGTAGATAATATTGAGTCGTTTTAGTTAATAATAATTCAGATGATAGAGTGTCTGTTAAAAAGGTAATAATATTACTAACGTCATTCACTGTCAATATCAGATTACCATTAGCATCATCTGAATATAATCCACCGTCGCTAGCAAAAGAATTTAAACTACTATATTTTCCTGTTGGATCTAGCAAATCTAAATTTTTAGAAATACCTATCGAACTTCTATTAATTGCTTTACTTTTAATAATAGAGCTATATAGAGTATAAGGAAAATTGTTATAATCTTCTCCATTTACCATACGGTTCTGTGTATAGTAGCGAGTAGGAGCCCTTAGTTTAATTTGTGGTAGAGATTCTCTAGCTTGAGCATTAGAAACAGGAGTTGATAATTGTAAACCAATTGTTAGAGTTTCAACTCTACCCAATCTACTTACATAAGAAAATGCAACTGATAACCCCTGCATTTCAGTAGGATCAATTGTATATGTTAACCCATTAGAAGAACGAACATATGCTCTAAAATTACCAACTGGTATAGCTGAGAATACACCATCACCAAAATTGTAATTAACTACATCATTAAACCCTGATCCTACTGAAAAGATTCTTTTTTGACTAGATGCTGTTTGTAAATATGCATTAGCATATATATTTTCAACCTGTAACCATGGACTTAGTGCGCCATTAGCTGCGCTTAGCTGATACAACCAAGTATCTGTATTATTGACACCTTGAATATCAATATTAACTACTTGATTTGAAATTTGTTGTTGTAGAGTAAAATCGTAATTTTGCAATATACCTTGTTTAAAATAGAAAAAATATCCTGTATTAGGACTACCATATCCCAATTTATCGTTTCTATATAACATGTTAAATCGACCTGTTGGAGCAGGTGGAATCTCGTACAAATAATCTTCATCTAAACTTGTTACACTAACAAGCTCAAAATTCATAGTTAATCCATCTACAGTAGAAGAAAACGGTGCTATTGGTAAAGTACCTTGAGGTATGTTTATAGCATATTCACTAGTAGTAATACCCAATAAATCAGAAGTATTTCCAGGACGACCAATTTTTTGACTGTTTATTAAGGTAGCATTAATAATAGTATTATATTGTTCTAACCAATTTGGATTAGCTGGATCGTTCCAAAGTATAGTTAAATTGCCTAAGTTAATACCATTTAGATCTGTGATATTTTCTGTGGTATTAATACTTGTTACCTTTAAAAACCCTTGTGCAGTTAAATTTCTTTTAGGAGTGTAACTTACTAAATTAGCTAGTTTAACTACTGAATCTCTGCGTTCAGCAGTATCAATAAAATTTTCTCTGGTATTTAAATCATTTCGGAAAGCTAGACCTTGACCCATAAAAGCCATAACGTCTAACAAAGCTATGAATTCGCTACTTTCTATGTAGTCATTAAATGTTTCAGGATAATATGTGCGTAGGTAATCTATAAAACTTTTGCGTAATGTTTCATAATCATAAGACCGAAAATCTGCTTCTCTAAAGGTTTGGTATATAGATTTCCAATCATTAACACCAAATAAGGCCGATTGTCTGCTGCTGGTTGCCATACGTTTTCTCTTTTAAGTATTTATCAAACCTGTAAATCACGGTTTTTAAGTAAACTACTGAATAGTGGCTCTATTAGTATTAGAGTCAAAAAATACGCTTAATACCAATGGATTATTAAAGGGAGCAATGGCTATTTCTAATTCTATTAAAATTCCAAGTTCTTGCGGAAAAGCTGCCACTGTGTTTAAAATTAATCTAGGATCTAAACTAGCAACTCTTCTTACTTCAGTTTCTAATTGAAACTGAACATCAGCCGTATTTGGTTCAAATACAAAAGACCATATGGTTGTACCATATTCAGGCTGTCCTACTTTTTGCCCTTGTGTTATATTCAAGGCATTGATAAAATCTTGAACTACAAGCGGAACATCTACTAGTGTAAATTTTTTACCAGTGTTAACAGGTCTAACAATTCCACCTACACCCCCATCAGTGCCATTGACGGCATTAGTGGTTTTTGGTTGATTCGCTCCAATTGTACTGAATCCAATATATGATGGCATGATTTATCACTCCTTATTCTTATAAATTTTGCCTAAGTGCGGCAATTGCATCCAAAGTGCCGCCTTACAGTCCTCTAATCCTATCACGTTCCCTATTACCGGTGGTTCCTTGCAACGCATACTGCTGTTCTCTCAAAGATAGTATTTTATTATTTAAAGTATTAACTTCTGCGAATGCAGACTTTGCAGACAATTTGGCAAGATTTATACTTGGATCTCCTTGTGGCTTAGTATTTAATAAGTTAGCCCATTCAGCATTAGCAGCGTTAAATTTGATCTCAACTTTATCTCTCTCAATAATTAGATCATCTATTTGTTTTAAAATATCATTTAGTTTATTATTTTTTTCCTCTACTGCATTTAATGCAGAGGCGGTTTCTTCTGAAACAGTTCCTGAAAAATTTGGAGGAGGTGCACTGCCAATCAATGAAGTAGTTTGAGCAGTTATCTGTGCTCGGTCAGTAGTATTTGTACCTACTTGAGGAGTAGTTACATTCACTAAACCCGAACTTAATCCTGAAATAGAAGAATTTAATTTTGCAGCAGCATCCGCAGGCAACCCTGATTGTATCAAAGATGCCAAACCTGAAGATTTTAATTTTTCTAGTCCGCTTGAAAGAGCCCCTGTAAGTGCTCCTGCTGCACCACCAAGTGCTCCACTAAGTGCTCCTGCTGCACCACCAAGTGCTCCACTAAGTGCTCCTGCTGCACCACCAAGTGCACCACTAAGTGCTCCGGCTGCACTACCAAGTGCTCCTGTAAGTGCTCCTGCTGCACTACCAAGTACTCCTGTAAGTACTCCGGCTGCACTACCAAGTGATCTTGCTGTGCCACCAAGTGCCCCTGTAAGTGAATTTGCTGCACTTCCTATAGCATTTGATAATGAAATTCCGTTATTAACCGCAGTACTAGAACTATCTACTAGAGCCTTAATAGTTCCTGTACCCGGTATAGAATCAACGACACTGTTTGAGTAATCTGTAATAGATGCTATGGCATTTTGACCACCTGGTATATTACTAATACCGCTTGCTACAGCCGAATCTACCCCACTAGTAATATTTGTTGATGAGGTTGTTCTAGCCAAAGTATTTGCTGCATTAGCAACAAGTGACCCTGCTGAATTTATAGCTGCATTCCCAGCGGTTTTTAAAGTAGTAAGGGCTCCGGCTGCCGAAGATAATAATGAATTACCTGATCCTAATACTCCTCCTGCAACGCCAGAGAGTGCGGATCCAATATTACCTCCTAAACCACCACCTGCTATACTTGATGCTGACTCTCCTAAATTTTGTTTCAAAGCTGTTATAGCATCTAAAGTTCCGTTCTGTAACTCTGCGATTTTTGCAAGTTCAGCATTACCGGTCGGTTCAGCAGATGATGCTGCTTTTGCAGCTTCGTTAATTGCTGTTAAATTCTGCGGTACATTTGCCTTTAATTTTGGCAAAGCACCTTTAATTGCATTAAATGCTCCTGCTGCTATCCCTTTAGCTTGGTTGAGAACATCAGTAATGCCCCCTCCTATCTTACCTAAAGCGCCTGATATTGCACCAAATGCACCACTCGTAGAACCAAGCTTGGCTGCAAAATTACCTGAATTGATAGTTGCAGTGATACTTGAAATTGCCCCCTGAGCACCACTAATTAAATTTTTACCTGCATTAACTAATCCTTGGGCACCGGCTCCCAAAGCGCCGGTAACATTGTTAGCAAGATTTTTAACCGCATTTATAGTTGATGCTACTCCGGCAGTAGAAGCAGACAATACCAATCCAGCGGCGGCCGCGCCTGATTCAGTACCAGAAATAACCCCTGCTTGCGTTAACGCAGCGTTCGCTTGTTGTAAACCTGAAACTGCTATTTGAGCTTGTGTGGCTACATTTGATGCAACTGCTTGCAGATTTTCAGCACCTGCTTTACCAGTAAAAACGGCATTAGGCAATGCTTTAGCTAATGTTGCACCAGCATTCTGCGCTAAAGCCATTGACAATGCAGCAGAGCCTGGTTTAGTAGTACCATCATTTTGAAGTTGTTGCGGTGTTAGTCCTAGCGACCCAATTACAGGTATTGTACCCTGTGCTGTTCGCACCAACCCTCCACCTGCAGCAGCAGCCGTAGCAGCAGCACCACTGGCCACATTGGTAGATATAGCTCCTATTAAAGCTTTAGTTTCACCAGTTCCAATAGCTGGACTAACAGGAGCTGTTGTCGGTACGGTAGCAGCCGCAGCAGCACTAACAGGTACACTAGGATTCTCACTGGCCATTGCATTAATCTCACTAGTACCGGAGCTAGGTTCGGATGGAAGTTGAGCATCTGCATTTAATGTAGTAGGTACATTAACCCCTTGACCTGCACTAGCCCACGGTGCGTGAGCAGGAGCCCTAGATACTATACTTATTAATTTGCCTGGAGCTGCTAAAAAGCCTTTTTCTTTGTCATACAATGTATCGGTATGTGCCACATTAGTAGGAAGAGGAACATCTTTTGGAATTACACCGGTTTGACCTGTATTTAAATTTATAGTCGATCCATTAATGTATGTAACCGCACTGCTAGCAAATGAAGCTACCCCACTAGCAGCCATACTCATAGCTCCGCCAATTTTATGTGTGAATTTACCTATAGTTTGTAATATAGAATCGCCACCAACTCTTAGACTATAATCTTTTTCTGAATTTATAGTGATAGAATCAGCTTGAATGTTTAGTTTTTTAGCAGCATTTATATTAACGTCATTGTCTGCATGTAAATTTAAATCACCCTGTGTTCTAATGTTAACACTGTTAGTAGCATACATATCAATGGTACCTTCTTTACCTAATTCAATGTAGCTTTGTCCATTTGAGTGCAAAATCATTAAAGTTTGACCATTATCACTCATCAAAATTTGATGTCCCAATGCGGTTCTGATCCGAATAAGCTGATCATTTCCAACCCAATCTCCATCATCCATAACTATAGAATGACCACCTCTTCTACCTACAACTTTTACATCGGGCTTGTCAGCCAACGCTGCCTGAACTACAGATTCATCAGTATAATTACCTTCATATATAGGTCTACCCGGAGTACTTACCCCCCACCCAACTCTACTAGGTGATTCACGTTGGGCACTAGAACTAATAGGTCCTCTAATCGGGTCTCTAATAATACCTTGCTGATTCATAATCGCAGCAACATATGAATGCACTGGCTTTGGCATATTTACATAATCTGCGTCATTTGATTTGGGATTATTAGGATTAAGGTTAGTTACAGGTAATCTAGTAGCACCTCCATAGCTAGATGCTTCAGAATCACTTAAAACTATATTTGTTGAAGCACCAATAGCCGGAATCATTTGCAAAGCATCTGGATTAGGAACACATCCTATATAATATCCAAAATTGGGGTCGCCATTTACAAACATACAAATGACTACGGTTCCTATATCAGGAGGACTTTGCCACGCTCCATATGAATGAGGATTTCTGTCATATGTACCATAATCTTCAGGCTTAGCTCCACCTCGAGGTGCAGTATAACCATAAAAGTTAGGAAGTTGTCCAACAGTTATCCAACTATCAGCATCATTTTGGTCTTCCCCTCCCAAATCAAGTAAATATACTTGAATTCTACCCATTCTAACGGGGTCTACATTGTCTTTAACCACACCAAAAACAGGGACTGATCTTATATTAGCATTACCCGCATCAGGTTTGCTCGACTTTATAGGCCCTCTTGGCTTAAATCTATCAAACATTATTTTTTTAACTCCGTTATTCGTTTATTTAAATTAACTCATCTAGTCTTTGAGGCCCATTCCGTGCTATTACATCTGATGTAAGTAGTCCATTTGAATCAGCTTCTCTGCCAGCATTTGAAATAGGATTACTTATCACACCGTGGGCATCATCATCTAATATTAGTAATCCAGTATTAGGAGCGCCGCCTGTTGGTGAAGTAATTGCAGAACCTTGTGTTTCAGTATTGGTTACTGATACTATCTCCGTAGATCCTATTCGAGGAAGAGCAGAATCTATATCCGGTGCTAATTTTAATCCAGTAGACTGATTAGCTAGACCTTGTGCAGTTGATAAACCAATCCCTGCTCTAGCACCACTTGCTTTATCTATAGAAGATCGCAATGAAGCCGCATTGAGAGGGGTCGCAGGTCTAGTACCTTGTCTAGCAAATTTAGCAGTTTCATTAGCATAAGGATCAACTGGTCGAGTATCTGCACTAGCAGCCGGGGCATCAGGGAACGTGTTAATCACACATTCTAAATCTTGTGTGAATTTGCCTCCCTTAAAGTTATTGGTAACTCGTAAAACCATATAGCTTACACCTTTAACTTTATTTTGTATTTCACTAGGATATGCCCAAAATCTAATACTTTCATTTATAGATAAAACACCCGTAACAGTATCATAATCATCAGCTTCTTTAAAATTTATTTCTATAAAAACTTGTCCACCATTAGGATTAATAGTAAATCCATCATCGCCATAAAATCTATCATATACCGCTTTAATACTACCGGGAGAATCTTGAATCATGAAATCAGGATCACCTATAATAGTCATTTTTACTTTGGCATATGATCCAGGATCGTACAATGAAGTTACATATGTGTTTATAGTATCTAATGATTTGTCTAGGGCGGATAGTCTAGATTGATCGGGACGAAGATGCGGTACAACAGTTATATCAGTGGGGCCACCTTGTGATTGTCCAGTACCAGAAGGAACAACTGCCACATTAAAATACGCATTATCCAATGATTGTTCATAATTTAATATTTCTGTATTTTCTCCAGTATACCAATAATTATATATTTTATGAGGACCATAATACTTAGGTGCAATTTTAGAATAAGCACTTAAAAATATAGGAGCAATATATTTTTTAATATAATATGTTATGGTATACGCATAATCACCTACTTGGGGATCCCATTTTGCTTCAGTAATTTTTACACTGATATTATACCAATTTATTTTAGCTTTAGTATCATTCGGTAAAGGCTTATCAGATTCATTTGGCTTATTAGAATATACTGCTTCAACAGCATTTCTCATATAAGAGCTATTAGAAATAATATTTTCAATAACTTGTAAAATAGGTGTGTTGGTAGTAAATTTTAATTGTTTCTCATTAGGATCAGCAGTAGCTTTATTTCTTATAGCAGCGGATTCGGTAGATTCAGATGTCTTTTGCACTGGCATTCTATAAGAAAATTTGTTTAAATCAGCTTTATTAACTATAGAAGCATTAGCTATTTCTAAATCCTGAAATACTACTTTATATGTATTTTTAACTTTAATTTGATTTTTACTCAGCATAGCTTCTTGCTCTTTAGACAGTATATCTAAAAATTCAGTTACGGCGCCTTGTACAGTACCGGAGGTAACTGTTATATCTTTAGTAGAAAATCCATGCTTTAGTCCCATAGCTACACCCGGAGGCAATGAGTTAGCAGATATATTGTATACTGTGGCTTGACCATTAACTTTAAATTTAATACCACGTATGATAATATCATAATATCTTTCAAAAATTCCACTAGAATTATTACTTTGTGATGGATCTAATTTTTTACCTAAATATTCTTCTTTACCGGTCATAACTTTTCCATTTTTGTCATAACCCTGAAATCTAATACCTAAAACAAAGAATTGTCTTGAAGGATTTTGTAAATCTTTATAATTTTCAGTTTTACAATATTCTTGTAACTGATCTGCGGCTCGTTTTAAATTAGTAATAAAAGAAAAACCATATGGTTCAATAATATTGAAAGTAATATCAGTAACATTAGATGCACTTTGAGTACTTTTTCCATTTATGTAAGAATCAATTTTTAAATCATCTATATAAAAATCATATGTAAATCCGCTTGCTCTTTTAGTACTAGAATTATTAATACCGCCGCTTTGGCAAATTATTAATGCACCACCTTGTCCTTTAGCAGAGGATTGATTTAATACATCTAGTTTTTGACGTCCAGAATCTATAAATCTATCATATGCATCTGGAGTAATCATATAAAGAGTAATTTGATATGTATAACTAGAAAACTCCCCTAAAGGATTGTATCTTCTTCTATTAGGCACTTCTTCTGATACTGTAGCGGTAGGGGTTTCCGCTTTACCTGCTTGAGTTGTACCACCAGCATTTGAACCTGATGATTCTTGTACTGTGTTTGCTCTATCACCTGATCCTGAGCTTTGAGTACCCGCATCACCATCCGCACCACCTGATGCTATATATTGTTTATTTTGCTGCTCTGTATTGGTAGAAGGATTAAGTAGGGTTGGATCTTCGTTAGCCATTTAAAGTCCTAATACTTGTTTCAACAATTCTAATTTAGGTATATAAATGCTTAATCCAGCCACAAAATCAAAATAAGGATCCTTTAATCTATTTGGATTTCTTTGTGCAAAAACCCACCATAATCTAGAATCGCCGTATAGGTCATATGCTAACATATCAGGTCTATATTGGTAAACTGTACTAATTTCAAAATATATATCACTAGGAACCATTGGAATTGGAATATTAATCATAATATCCAAATAACTATTATTAACAATGTCCGTAACATTGTAAGGACTAGTTGCAGGGTATAAACTATTGACAGCCATTACCAAATACCCACAGTTGAATTTTGTTTACCTTGCAATAATTTGCCAGTCGCATAATCTTTTAAACTAAACCTATTACTAATATCATTTCGTGTTACAATTGGTACAGCGGTTATAGCTATATTCATTTTTGTAGGTACATATGTTGGTGTTCTTGATGAAGCGGATGGTGTTTGTGTTGTAGTTTGTTGTCCAAAAACTGGTTCAGGTGTTACTCCACCCGGGCCGGCAGGACTTGAACTTGTAGATAATCTACTAGCACTTACCGCATTCGTATTGTTTGGGACTTGTGCTTCTGCTTTACTTACACCGGCGATAGTTGTTACAGTAGATGATGATCTTATATAATCTACATCAGTGGGCAAGTTATAAGAAAAATTAGTAATAACTAATGGATGAGTGTCAAATTGAAACGACCCCAAACCTGACAAGAAACACAAAGGAGGAGGTGTTCCAATTTTAGGAATTGAATCTTGACCATAAAACATTTTAGTGACTGATCTAAAGAAATGTATAACCGCAAGTAAATAATTTGCCTCGGAAGTATCTTGTGCAGTAAAATCACACGATAGTGTAATACTATCTACTGAACTATTCTTGTATTGATGTATTTTATAGTTACTATGGGTTAAATCATAATTATCATAATGTGCGCTATACTGAATTTGTATGCTTGGAGTATACGGAAATATTACTCCGTTGGTGGCTTGTAATGGTTGTAATATGCCCGGAGGATTAGCTTTATATAGATATGTTGCATTGGGGGCCAAACTTAACCTAACTCGCCAATCTTCTTTAATATTAAAATTGGCTTGACTTTGAGCAGTAGATTGAGATTGAGCATTAGTTTTAGCTCCTTGTAACCCTTTACTAGACCCGGTAGGACCATCAGGAAAATAAGTATCTCCTGTTTCAGGATTAGTAAGTACACCTTCTGCTACTGTACCATCTTCGGCTCGTACTGGTAAACCTGAAGTATTAATCGCTATCTTTTCCTGCAATGCTACAGCTTCATCTACACCTTCAAATTCATTTGGAAACGTGTCCCCGGTTTTCTGTGGTTCAACTACTTCATAAAATGGTTCTGATGCCATTCCAGCAATATTTGTATCAATCGTTGTAACATTAGGGGGCAAGATCGGGGAAGTTTGTGCCTCAGGTGCGGGTACATCAGTACCAGGAGCACGTTCACGTATTTCCTGATCTGTAAGTGGGGGGAGATTAGTTTCTTCTCTTGGTACATCTCGTGGTGTAGTAGATATTGGTACGGGTTCTGGGTTGAGATTAGCAGGTACTCCAGGATCATTATTACTATTAGTTGGTATTGCGGCTGATTCTTGTGGGACCGGGGTATCTGTTGCCGCAGCGGCTGCTTGTGCTTTTTGTGCTTGGTTATTTACATCTCCCCAAGATGAGTTTAATACATTACCTATTCCTAGTGTGCTAACAGGACTGCCACCATTAGCGGCTGTTAATTGCGATCGGATATTATTTATATTTTTTACAGATTGGGGGTTTTCATCCTGTGGTAAAGTTAATGTGGCTGTTAGTCCAGCTGGAGTAGTAACCGTATACGTGGTTTTACCGGTAACTGTATCTAGCGTTGCATTTACAACTGTGCTAGTTATAGCGGTATCTGCTGTTACCCGTGTTCCCCCGAGAATGTCTCTTGAGGTAGCAACCGTTACTGTAAAATTAGCCATAATATTCCTATCCTTATTACTATTTAGTATCAAAAAATATTGACTTTTAGAAGATAAATAATAATATCACTTTTACCGTTTCATCCATCAGATGTTGCTATTCTGCAACAAATATGCTATAATTTACTGTAGCAAAATAACAAGGACCCTATGTCAATCACTACAAAAAAACCGGTTAACTACCTAAATAATAAAGATATTTTAAAAGAAATTCACGAAAGCAAAAACACTTATTGCTACTTTCAAAATAAAGAATATCATAGATATGATTACATTATAGATATGCCCCAATCTTCAACAGAAGAAATAATCAATCACGAAACTATTAAAGATATAATCCAATCTGCTCGTGAAACAAGAGCTACTAGACTTAGCATTGAAGCAGGAGTAAAAGACTCCGTAGATCCAATGAGCATCCCAGTTACAGATTTAGTGTTTAGAGTTATGACTTGGGATCACATTCCAGTCTCTCAAAAACAACCTCGAAAAACTGTAAAAAAGAAAACAGCTAAGGATATCTTTGAATTTGACGAAACAGATCCTGATGAAATTTTTGCAGACTTAGAAGACATTACTACCCAAGCCGAAGTAGATGACATGGTTCATGTCAAAGTCAACTTTCCACCTTTTAAACACTATAAAATTAACAAACAGAATGAATTTTATTGTATTGGACATTCTCATTGGAAAGGTGACCTAGAAACCGGTTTCTTCAGCAAAGATCATGGTCAGATCACTGATAAGTTAGCTAGAATGTATATTATGATGTGTGAAAAATATGCTATGAAATATAACTGGCGTGGTTATACCTATCGAGATGAAATGCAAAATTCTGCAATTCTTCAACTTACTTATGTTGGTCTTAGATTTAACGAAGCAAAGAGTGCTAACCCATTCGCATACTATACCGCAGCTATCACAAATTCCTTTTGTAGAGTACTAAACACAGAAAAACGAAATCAAAATATCAGAGATGATATCTTGGAAATCGCTGGTTTATCCCCGTCGTGGTCTAGACAAAATACATCAACCACCGCTTATGAAGAATAGGCAACCTATATAGTTGACTAGATAGTCAAAAATAATATATAATCAGTGGATGAACAATCTATTTAAAAAAGCAGCGGTTTTCACAGATATACATTATGGCAATAAGTCCAATTCTTTGGTTCACAACACCGATTGTATCAATTTTGTCAATTGGTTCGTAGAGAAAGCTAAACAAGAAAATTGTGAAACTTGCTTGTTCTTGGGTGATTGGAATCATCATAGGGCAAGCATTAATATTCAAACTCTTCAGTTTAGCTTACGAAGCCTGGAAAAATTAAGCGAAAACTTTAAACAGGTATATTTTATACCTGGTAATCATGATCTTTACTATAGAGATAGGCGTGATATTCATTCTGTAGAATGGGCTAAACATCTGCCAAATATTACTATTGTAAATGATTGGTTTCAAGCAGGTGATTGTGTCATAGCCCCTTGGTTAATAGGCAACGATTACAAAAAGTTAGCGAAATTGTCTGGTAAATATCTTTTTGCCCATCTTGAATTGCCTCATTTTTTTATGAACGCTCAAATAGCAATGCCCGATCATGGTGAAATCAATGACGGGCATGTAGAGGGTTTTGAAAAAGTTTTCTCAGGGCATTTTCATAAACGTCAGGCTCGCAAGAACATTTGGTATATTGGTAACGCTTTTCCACATAACTATGCTGACGCTGGAGATGACCAACGAGGCATGATGGTACTAGAATGGGGCCAAGAACCTGAATTTCATAGTTGGCCCAATCAACCTTTATTTAGAGTCTATAAGCTAAGTGATGTATTGGAAAACCCTAAAGGTTTGCTATTACCTGACAGTCATGTTAGAGTTCATTTAGATATAGATATTTCATACGAAGAAGCAAACTTCATCAGAGAAACACTAATACCCGAGCATAAACTAAGAGAAATGACTTTGATACCTATAAAAGCAGACCAAGTAGAACATTATCAAAATACCGACGGAATGAAATTTGAGTCAGTTGATCAAATTATTTTAGCAAGTATTAATGCTATTGAAAGTGAAAGTTTTGATAAACGGCTTTTGTTAGAAATTTACAACAACATATGATTTTACTAAAAAATATTGCTCTTAGGAATTTTTTATCTATTGGGCAAGTAGTTCAAGCGGTAAACTTTGATCGTAAAGAGTTGACCCTTATCCTAGGTGAAAACCTAGACTTAGGCGGTGATGGTGCTAGAAATGGTACGGGTAAAACCTCATTGATTCAAGCACTATCATACGCCCTTTTTGGCGTTCCAATTAATAACATTCGCAAAGATAATTTAGTTAATCGTACCAATGGTAAGGGCATGATGGTCACTTTGGAATTCAGTGTCAATGGCATTGAATACAAGATTGAACGTGGTCGTAAACCCAACATTCTGAAATTTTATGTAAACAATGATTTGCAAAAGTCAACTGATGATGCCCAAGGTGAGAACCGAGAAACTCAACATGCTATTGAACGAATCATCAACATGTCGGCTGATATGTTCAGGCATATCGTTGCACTGAATACCTATAGCGAACCATTTCTTGCTCTTAAAACCAACGAACAAAGAAATATCATTGAACAGCTTTTGGGCATTACTATTCTTTCCGAAAAAGCTGAGGTAATTAAAAATCTAATCAAAGAAAGCAAAGACTCTATTCAATCCGAAGAATTCAAAGCCAAGGCCATTGAAGAAGCCAACAAACGTGTTAAAGAACAAATTGAAGCATTAAAGCGTAGACAGAAGCTTTGGAAAACCAAGCATGATGAAGACTTGGAAAAACTCGCTATTGAGTATACTAAACTAAGTGCTATTGACATAGATAAAGAACTACAGGCTCATACAGATTTAGCAATTTATAATGATCAGGTTCGTTTACAAACTGAACACGATGCCAATCTTGGTAGAGCAAAGACCGATCTAGCCAAAGAAAAGAAAGCTTGGACTAAACTAGATACTGAGGTTAAAACTCTCAAAGAACACAAGTGCTATGCTTGTGGTCAGGAGTTCCATGATGAATCTCATTCAGAAGTCTTAAATAAAAAGATTGGATCCTTAGCGGAGAGTAGAACTCATATGGATGAGTTTGAAGCCACTGTAAAAGCTATTGAAGATAATCCAGTATATGTCAGTACCAAACCCACTACTCATTATAAAACAGAAGCGGAAGCGGTTAAGCATTCCAGTCAGATTGCCAATACTCTAGTTTCAATAGAAAACAAAGCAGCGGAAGTTGACCCATATGATGAACAAATTAGTGAAATGGAGAGCCAAGCTCTACAAGAAATTGATTTTGATAATATCAATAAGTTGACTAAAACATTAGAACATCAGAAATTTCTACTTGACCTATTGAGTAGTAAAGATTCGTTTGTTCGCAAAAAGATTATAGACCAAAATTTGTCATATTTGAATAGCAGGCTTACTCATTATTTAGATAAGATAGGTCTACCCCATCAAGTAGTATTTCAAAATGATCTACAGGTTGAAATTACTGAATTGGGTAGAGAAATGGATTTCTATAATTTGTCAAGGGGAGAGATGAACAGAGTTATATTAGCATTGTCTTGGGCTTTTCGTGACGTTTGGGAATCATTATATTCACCAATCAATGTATTATTTATTGATGAACTATTAGACAACGGTACTGATAGTATAGGTGTTGAAAATTCTTTAAGTATACTTAAAGAGATGTCACGGCGTAGGCAAAAATCTATTTGGTTAGTTAGTCATAAAGAAGAGTTAATCAACAGAGTGCCAAATGTTCTCAAAGTTGTCAAAGAGAGTGGATTTACTACGTATGAGAGTTCCGTAAGTATTGAAAAATGATAAATAATAGTGTAGTTCGCGGGAATCTCACCTCCCCAACTACTCTAATGCTATTCATTTACAAGGAGCACCAGCATGACTATTTATAACGAAACCACACCCTATATCTATAAATGGACTCATATACCAACCGGCAAATGGTATATAGGTTCTAAGATTCGCAAGGGATGGAACCCAACAAGACATGAAGAATACATTTGTTCAAGCAAAGAAGTAAAGCCATTGGTTTTAGAAAATCGCAATGAATGGGTATATGAAATACTATACATTGGAGAAGCTAATTATATTGCTGATTTAGAAAACTCAATTCTTACCTCTCTTAATGCCAAAGATGATCCATTGAGTTTTAATCAACATAACGGAGATGGATTATACAATAGATACGGGGTAAAGGAAAATGCAACTACTAGGCGAAAAAAGAGTGAAGCTAGGATCGGTAATAAAAATCCTATGTACGGTAAAACTGGCGAAAAATCACCTCATTACGGGAAAAAATATGATGATAGTAGAAAGCAGAAACAAAGTTCTAGTTTGAAGGAATACGCAAAAAATAGACCTACCTCTCATAACAAAAACATAAGTAAATCTCTTAAGGGAAACCCGAAATTGTCTGAGAGATTACGAGGTGCGAATAATCCAATGTACGGGATTCCTGCATCAGATTACAATAAAGAAATGACCAAATTAAAAAACTCGGGCGATAATAATCCAATGAAGAAACCCGAACATCAACGAACGTGTGAACATTGTAGTAAGACAGTGGCAAAAAATCATTATACAATGTTTCATGGTGATAAATGTAAATTTTTCATAGCCCCCAATAAACACTAAGTATTAGTATGTCTAGTCCACAAAAGCAAAAAGGTTCATCATGGGAAAGAGATGTTGCAAAATATCTCAGCGACCTATATGATGATCATTTTGTAAGAGTACCTAACTCAGGTGCTTTTATTGGTGGCTCAAATTCACATAGAAAGCAAAATCTAAGTGAAAATCAAATCAAAGGGTTTAAGGGAGATATTATTCCTCCTGACTCTTGGTCTAAGTTTAATGCTGAAGCAAAGAACTATGCTGATTTTCCTTTTCACTTAGTACTTTCAGGTGAAAGTAAGCAACTAAATACGTGGCTAGATCAACTCATGTCGGTTGCTGATGAAGGGGACTTAAACATCTTATTCATGAAGTTCAGCCGAAAGGGAAGATACGTGGCCGTGCAATGCGGTCTTACTTGGGTTACAGACAATTTTATATATTATTCTTCAGACAAATTTGGTGATTGGCTCATTATAGAATTCAATCACTTTTTTAAAAACAACAAAGACCTTCTTAAAACTTATTCCAGTACTATAGACACCAAGTCAAATCAATTTAAATCTTCTAATAATTTAATTACACTAACAATTCAATAAATTTCGTTTGATCGAGGTACCTCGATCCTCCTTGAGTCAGCCGAGGTAAGGCTCGTTGCCGACAGATCTGGAGTATGCAGGATTATTATATTAATCAATAGTTAGTATTTTAGTCTTGGAATACCGACAGGGCTCTCGTTATGTGTGCGAACCCTGAATGAGTCTATAGCCTACTTTGTCTTTGGGTTATAGAACATGCGTTGCGGAAGACCTCTTACAAGAGATAA